GCGTGAATCCGGATGAGTCTACTCGCTAAGAGCACCGTCGTATAGAACGGTGTACGCGATCAAAAGATCACGGTGCTACTCAGCAACATCCTTCCAAAAGTTGGAAAGATGCTGCTACTCTAGTTGCCTGGTAATGACAATTCTTTGTAAAAGACAGGAGGACCCAACCAAAAGTACAGTTGAAAGTCCTCGCCTGTCGAAACATAATTGTAGGCGACGTTAATACGTTCTCCGGGAGCTGTCGGAGCGCTATTTATCACATCAACACGATAGCCGGGTTCAAGATTTCCCGTAGAAGAGAAGTTGGGCAATCGGCGTGGGTTAAGAAAGCGGAGGTTCGAATAAAAAGGTACCTCGAACGTATGGATGGGGTTCACTAAATTTGACCACCTTGTGGACCCATCAAAGGAAGGTGGAGCTAAGTTCTCTAAGAGCAAAGCTGGGGTTATGTTGCTCCCGGGATCAGGGAGCGTGGTAGCGGTTCTCCACAACCTGGAAACGTCGGTTCGAGAAGACGAATATGAGTTGTAAGCAAAGTTTTCTGAAGAACTCGCTGCCTCTGTGGCATCTACGCACCATCGAAAAGAACCTCTCCATCCTCCATAACATGGGGATAGAAAGTTGATAATGTTTGTAGATAGAAAGGTATATGGTTCAGATCGACCCACATCGATTTGCAAGGTACCACCAACATCTGGATAGTATCCACCCATAACTGGATAAGCTGTTCTCTCATTGGTAATTAGAGAATACCCAGCGGGTGGTGCGTTATAAAACACTTCATGGAGCGTAAATCTTTTCATTAACTGTTTAAAAGAACCAACAGTTTCTCCAAAGAAGAGGTGATTTATATTAGGCTCATCAGATGCCGGAGATGCAAATGTGGTGAGGGTTTCAGGATCATTGACTTGTCCTTCACCTTCTACCATTTCTTGTGATTCTGTACCTGCTTCGGCCACAAAGTTAGCAGGCAAAACTATGGGTTCAGAGGTCAATCTCCATCGGAATACATCGGAAGTAGGTTGTGCAACTTGAAAATCGTCTAGCATAGAAACAAAGACGTTAACTTGGACGTCATTGTCGGAAACGATGCTATTCGGGACGGTAAGTTGATTAACTACATAAACACTGAGAACTCCGTTAGAGTGACTGGCGTGGGGCAACGGAACTGTAGCGAAGGCGTAACCAGAATTTCCAATTAGTTCATTCGGTACGTGTTGAACAAACATATCAGGCTGGCCCCATCCCACGTCAATGGTGAAGTCAGTTGACTCCTCTATATCATGCACATGAGTGTAAGCTGTATTGTATGGAGAAGAAGCAGCACCACCATGGGGGTCGTAAACGAACTTGAGACGACCTTTATGGTATGCTGATGAAACGATTTGAAACCTAAATCTCAT